TTTTCAATGTCGATATTTATTTTATTATACAAATCTACGCCTAAAATTGGTAAAATATCGTTGGTTTGTGCGATAACTATAAACGGTTTTAGTGCATCGGTATCAATATTACCCGCAAAACTCGTTAATGCGGGAATATCATTTTCTGTGAGCCATATTTTCATATCTATACTGTTTTATCAAGTTCTTTTTCTTCTTCAAAATCTTTGAACCACGGCTTTATCTGTGAATCTATTAAATCGGTAATTTGCTTAATTCCGTCAACCCAATTTTGCCGTCGTGGACTAATCTTTTTACGGTAAAATATTTTCAAAGCCATACTGTATTCATCGGCATTGTTTGAAAAGCCCCCGCCTTGATTGTTGCCACTAAATAAAATCCTTGGCATTCCGTGTGCAATTAAAATTTTTCGTTCGGCTTCCTCTGTAAAAAATGTAATGTTTTCGCTTAAATTACTTGGCGGTATTTTATCAAAAGTTACCGCTTCTTCAATACTATTATTAAATGATACAATTACTTTTGCTGTGTTTTTTGTTCCTGATACTCTATCCCGTACTTTTTCGGCTTCACTTCTTGCAAGTTCTGGCGTAGCTTGTTGACCTTGGTTATAGTTTACAATTATAACATCGTGAGCGGAATTTTCAATATAATTAGCAGCATAGTTGCCTACGCCCCCCTCAAACTTCGCAAAAGGCATACAACTAAAATAATCTGGCACCGCAAAAAACGGCTCAGAAGTTGGTTGTCTTACTAAAAGTATTTCGAGGTTTTGACCCTCGGTATATTGACCCGTAAATCTTGGGTAAAGCTCTGGTCGGTATCGTTGTTTATTGTCCCAGTCGTAACAAAACCAATATCCCTCTACTTCTAAAGTCAATTGATTATATTTTATTCCTACTTTAAAAACAGGAATGTATTTTATTTTTATAGGCTTTTTTGTATCAGGATTCCAAATTATTTGCACGGCAAAACCCCCGTAAATTCCATCGTCTTTGCAAGTTAATAATACGTCTTCTGGTGACATATATTGTCTAAGATTTACTTTACCAACGCCCTCGTCAATTAATCCTTCTCCATACATATAGGTACGAATATCGTTTAATATTGAGCTGTTAGTTGGGCTATCTTCATACGCATCTTTATAAGTAATATAATTTGCGTTATTTGAATTGTTTTTGCTATTTAAAATATAATTTATCCCAACTCGTGGCTTAATATCAATCGGTTGGTAAACGCTAAATTTTTCAATATTACTTTCAAAAGCGAAAGTTTGCAGTCCTTTATTTGTAGGTAAATCGTTCGTTTTGTTCGGCATAATTAAAATTTTGAATGTTTGTACCTTCTTTTAAAATCTGTATTTTTCCTAAATAAATAATTTCGTTTCCTCTTTTTAATTCGAATTCAAATTTATCTAAAATTTTGAATTGAGCTGGCTGGGTTGTGATTGTAATTTCTAACTTTTGACCTACGATAAAAGTAAACGCTGGCGTAAAAGTTGTACTTCCTGTTTCTTTTCGCAAAGTCAAAGTTAAAATATCACTTTCAAGTGGGTAAATTCTTGGAATTAATGAAAAAACTAAAGGCGTATTTAAAAAAAGCACTTTCATTTTGTTTTTTGGTATAAAAAAAGCCGTAATTTCTCACGGCTTTTTGTTTAGTATTTTAGAATTATACTACCGCCTTTAAAGCCGATGCATATTCTACCAACGCTGGCGCTGTAAGTAAATATTCTCTTGAAAAATCTGGCTCCATAGTTTGAAAAGTTACGGTAAATCCGTTTAAATCTCCAATTGTACCACCTGTTTGGTCGTCAATAGTAATTGCCATCGCTCCATTTTGTGAACCTGCAACCGTAATTGTACCGTCTTTACGCTCAATGAACATAACGACCTCACCATTTAGTAACTTGTTTACATCTGAAACGGTTTTAATCCCGTCAGATTTTGGAACGTTTAATATAATTGGCAAATTTCCTGTAACTCCCTTGCTTCGATTGTCACCGCCTGAAACACCATTTTCAACATAGTTTGCTGTTGTGGCTTTTACCTCGAATCTTGCTAAGCTTAAAGCGGGAAAAGAAGTTGCAATTTCAAGCACACCCGTTGCGGTTGTAACTATTTTTGTAAGTGAATTGAAAACTCCAATTGATACCGCGTCTATTCCAGCTTGTCCGCTTATGCACGCTAATTTACGTGAACCTCCTAATGTAACACACATATATTTTTAGTTTAAAAAAGGGGTAATTTTCATACCCCTGTTATTTAATTATCCTCCGTAAAGAACTCCATCGGCTTGCGACATTACTGTTGCGTCTAAAGTGTAAATAGTTCTTACAAACATTACGTCACTATCATTATCTACTTTACCAGTTTCAAAAGACGCTATGTCTGCTGTTGAATCAGTCGAAAAGAAAATCACTGATGGTCTTTGAACGTACACAAATCCATTTGGAATTGGCACGAATTCAATAACTACACCGTTATAAGATATAACTTCCGCTTTTCCAGTTCCAGTAACTAAAAAGTTAACTTGTTGAGCAGCACCTACCGAGTTATTAGCTGTTAAAATCAATTGTCTGTGTGCATATGGCGCATACATAACTGGCAATTCAGCAGCTTCAAAGCTTTCTGGCTTAACCGCTGCGAAAATTTTAGCATATTCAGCGGCAATATTTGCGGCCGTTACGGTTGTTCCTGTTACTTTAATATACGCTCCTAAAGCTGTTTCATCATATAAAACTCTTGACAAAACACCGTCTACACCTGCGGGGTCAGCGGTAAATCCTGCGACTGCCGTTCTTGCTGCCGCTGTTATAGAGCCTTGTGCTGGTAACGGTGTTAATCCCGCAATTGATGCTTGAGCGCCTGCAGAAAATGCTGACCAGAATTTTAATTGTGCATCTTGCGAAGTCTTTGGTGCAGTTAATTGTAGCACTTGCGTGTTAAACTCTGAACTGTCAATGTTCAAAGCTCCTTGTGCCATATCACGATTGAAACGTGATTGTCTTAATGCTTCCATTTTAAACGTGTACTTGTACTCAATCTTTTTAGGATTTGCTACACGGTCTTTTAATACGGGACCACCTAGTGAACCTAATCTTTCGCCTGTGTAAGCTTGACCGACAACGTTAACGGCTGTTTCCGTAATAATTGTAGACGCTTTTACATCGTCTGCGAAATTTACAAGTCCTTTTTCGACTGTCTTATTTAAGAAAAAGATTTCTTGAATAATTGGTGAAACTGCTTCACCTCGGATTGCTATTGGGCTATAAGTTATTGCCATAGTATATTATTTTTTTATTGGTTTTTTTTTGATTCTCTGTACTTTTCTAAAGCTGTCATTTCAGCAATAGATTTTTCATTTGGCAAATTAACAATTGCTAATTTTTCAGCTTTGAAAACTGCTAACTCATTTTCGGCTTTTACCTTTTCTGATTTCATAGTTTCCAATACAGTTGCATCTTCCACATCTTTAGCCTGCATCGTTGCAAGTTTTTCTTTAAGGTCTGCATTTTCTGCCACTACTGCATCGTACATGGTTTGCAATTCGGCTAACGGATCGGCTGCCATTTCTTCTACTACTACTTCTTCCATTTTTTCTTCTACTTTTACTTCTTCATCTGCTGCAAAGAAATTCATCAAATGCGTGAAAAAGTTTTCTTTTTTTTCTTCTTTTGTCATGTTTATAATTGGATTAATAATTTCATAATCTAAAAACGCCTCTAAACTTATTCCATCTACTTCGCCCGTTTTAATGAACTTTTCCCAAACTTCATCGTTTTCTATTTTAAAACCAAGTATCAAATCGCCCGCTTTTACATCTTCCATTAAAAGCGTTTTACTTTTGTCTTGTTCCGGGTTCAAAACTATCCAACTTTCAATCGGGTAAACATCTGTAATTGTTTCATCGGAATGGTTTAAGCTCATTTTTGCCAAACCTTTGTTATTACTCTTGAAATAAGACTGTTGCATTTTCTCAACCTCTTCTGCATCAAAAGTTATATAAGCTGGTTCGCCGTTTATGTCTTTGCGAAAAATTTCTTTATTTGGTCGCATTGCAACCGAATAGATAATACGCTTTTCTTGATTTGCAAAAAACACGGGTTTGTTTACTTCATCAGCAAACTTTGAAAGTTTAGTTTCAACTGCTGCGCCAAGTACAATTGAAAAACAATTGACATCTGTACCCGCTTTTAATTTTGCCTTGTAAACTTTCATAAAGCAAAGATTGATAATATTATTATGTAAAATAGAAAAGTGGCACACAAAAAAATAATTGATAAATAATTTTGCTATTAACTAATTGTATTATATATTTGCAGAAGTAATAAAAACTAAAAACACATAATTATGAAAACAAATGACTATTCAAGGTTCAAATTTCTTAAACAAAATAGAGATTTAAAAGAAAAAAACGTATTAAAAATAATTAATTCCATTAAAGAATGGGGTATAATTCCTGGAAGACCTATATTAGTAGATGAGAATTTATTCATCGTCGATGGTCAACATAGATTTGAAGCTATCAGAAGGTTGGGACTTCCTTTAGAATATGAAATAATAGCCGGCGATATTATTGGAAAAACCATGGCTCTAAATTCTAATCAAGAGCAGTGGAAAGTTATTGATTATATCAACAGCTATTCAGAGCAAGGGATTGACTGTTATAGATTGTTTTTGAAGTTCAAAGAAAAGTACGATTTAAGTCTTGAAACTTGCCTGTTATTATCGGTAAAAAGAAGTTTAACATCAAATGATATAAGAAAAGGACTTCTTTTTACCATCCCAGATGATGCAGAATACATAGCAACCTTTATTTTAACTATGGATAATCTTAATTTAAGAAATTCAAAAAGTTTTGCTGGCGCATTAATTACAGCTAACAAAAAATTAAGTAAAGAGCAAATGAACATTGTAAAATTAAATTCAATGAAAATTCCGAAAATGTCTAATGTAACGGATTATTTAGTAGTGTTTGAAAATATTATAAATTATCGAAAGAGAGGGACTAATTTAATAAAACTGTAGTATGAAGGAAAAATCTCAAAAAAAAGCAGGTAGACCAAAAGGAGTAAAGCAAAATGTCTCTTTTTGGATTAATCCGAAATATAAGGACAAAATTCAAAGATTTATTAAAACTCTAGAATTATAAATTAAAAAAACCGCTACGTAATTGTAGCGGTTTTAATCTCCTTTCTTTTAAATGGTTACTACTTCTTATTAAAATACTGGAATAATGCATCACAAATTATTTCGCTAACTGAACAACCTCTTTTTTTAGCTTCTAAACGCAATTTTAAAACATACCACATTCGAGGATAAGCTACGATTCTATTTTCT